CCTATAACTTACTGGTTTTATTGCTGCCATTATTATCTTGTTGGTGCTATTGCATCGTGAACTGAATCTGATGGTATTGACATTTCTCCCATTAGCTCCTTTAGTACCATACCTTCTATATCTGCAAGAATATAGTCTGGTACATTAAGAGAGTGTTCTTGTCTTGGTTTACACTTCTCACTGGAATGACATTTGAACGCACTGATATCTCCCTGGAACATACCTTCTATACGAATAGCAGGAGCATCAGTATCAGGGAAGTAGAGATGATCACTCAACCACCAGCAATATCTTGTCTTATTATACTTGAATGACTTCTGGTTAGAGAGTATTACATAGTTATCTAGTGATGTTAGCTGGAATGGCGTTCTACCATCCAGAGAGGTTACACTCCTCACCATAGGTCCCCATTTACCCTCAGTGAACATAGGCATAGGTAGTTCTGTCTTTCTGAATGTTCTATAGCTCTTTATACCAGTACAACCTGCTTCTACCCAGTCACTCTCTACCAGTTTAACATAGTCCAGGGTCTCGAATATGGATGTGAATGCCATTAATCTACCTCTATCATCTAACTGCTTTATACGTACAGCTGCATACTTCAGGAATAGACTATATATGAACTTATCAGTCAGGAATGAATCCTGCCTAACAGCCTTCATAGCATTTCTTATTCTACTGGTCACATCCCCTATTCTGGTATCTGCCATATATTATATATTAGAAGTTGAACTCGTTATTTTTATTGTTAGACCCGTCCCTAGGATAACTTCTTTCTTTCTTGTTAATATCCTTATTCTTCTTCTTGGTTTCTGTTATTACCTTATACTTCTTCCAGTTACTTCTTAGACCATCTGTGATCTTTAGAGCGAGTGTTCTACCTGTACTAAAGGACCAGTATACATTGTTCTCATAGTATGGCTGAGGCCTCTGTTTGTATGGAGACTGCTCATATGTACTATAATATATCTTGCCTACATACCCTTCACTATGTTCATTTCTATAGTATTTTATTTTACCCGCTTCTTGAGATGCCTTTCTATCTATACCAGTACCACTTCCCTTTGAAACTACTGTTAGAATATGTCCAGTACGCATAGGTAATATTATACCATCCTTATGATCTACACATATATCAGCAATATTCTCATTGAACTTTCTAACATAGTTCCGTATCTGTAGATTAGTATACTTTTCCAGAATAGGATTATTACTCTTAATTTTCTTATAGAACTCACCTGTACGTATATACCTTTTTTTATCATTCCAATATCCTATCTGCAATACATCCAGACAGTTAGTTGTTACCCTTGCTCTTGGTGCAGTCTTGTCTATATTGAAAGTACCCATAGTCATCAAAGTTACATATTGAACATTTAATATACATTAACTATTTTACCTTTATAAGGTAGTACCTGTAAATAGCAAAGGAGTGTTTTCACACTCCTATGCCCTATACCGGGAACCACTTCGGTATAGTATCTTCATACTAGAATGCTGGTAGATTGAATAGCTTAGTACTTGATATTACAGCATTACCCCATTCTGTAGTCATTTTAAACTGTGTCCCAGGCCCTATAGTACTAGTACTCTTAGTAAGAGCTATAACAGTATTCTGCAAGCCGTTAGATAGAGGGAATACTGTAGTAGTTCCCATTAAGGTTAGATCTGGATCATATACCTTGAATGTTACTCTATCATATGGAGATACTGCATTATGATATAAACTACCGGATATCCATGATATTAATAGATTTCCCTGTAAGGGGCTACCACCTGTATCTACTGCAGTTACATTGAATGCTCTTAGTATGAATGATGGTAGTTCTATAGGGCTACCGTTCCATGTAGCACCTGATGTATTATTTACCCAGTATAGTTTAGTATATGGAGGAGTAAACACACTATCAAACTGCTGTAACTGACCACCTTGATCAAAGTTAGCCTCATTAAAGTTTACATTCAGGTTAGATACAGTATATGATCCTGGAGTAAATGATCCAAATGTTTGAGTATTATTTAATACATTAGCAGGATATATTAACTGAAATATAGTACCTGTACCACCTGATGTAGTAGCATCGAATGTACCTTTTATCAGAGTAGGATATGGATTAGTTACTGTAGATGTTATTGTAGCCTGGTAGTATCCATTAGGAGATGCTATAATAGATAAAGTGAATGTACTATATGCATTATACCCAAATCCTACCTGTTCAGATAGATTCTCACTACAGCAATCACTCTGTATATATCCTTCATAACACGCAGGGAACTTTATTACCTCAGATACTGTATTACCTGATGTTGCTCCAGATGTATTAACAGAAGTATATGCAGGATCATAGTTCCTACGGTAGTTTATTTCATACCCACATTCTGGTTGAGGTACCGGACTATTCCAGTTTATTACTAGATTCATATTATTGTAGCAGTTACCCCCTGAGGTGCTGGACAGTTAGCACTTGCAGTAGTAGTGAATGTATATGTGAATGTCTTATAAAAAGCTCCAGCAGTAGGTATTATGGTCAGTATATACGTAGTTAATGCGCTTAACCCAGTGAATGTATCTGTTATAGTACTAGTAGCTGGTAGTTCATGAGTAGCTATTATATCTCCCGGATTAGCCTGAGTAGCTATAGAGGCTACATAGGATGTCATATCTACACTCAGATTACTGAATGTATAACTCACAGACACATTAATAGGACTAATAGCAGGACCCGGATCTGTTATATTAATACCCTGACTGATAGCAGATGCAGGATTATCATTGTTATTAACATTCACTACCTGGAAGTCGTATATCCTATTGATAGCCAGAGCAGGTATAGCCGCACTAGTAGTAGCTCCTGTAGTATTGAACTGAGTCCATATAGCCGTACCTGCTAACCTACTCTTTACCGTATAGTAGATTGTACCAACTGTATTTTCTACAGTCCATGAGAAGTGTGCTGTTGTTGTAGTGCTCATATATTAATATTCTACTATGGTATAGAAAAGGTAATTGGACCTATGATAGGTGTAGAAATTCCCGGAGAAACCCCACAACGTTGAACCAGATGGCAGAAACCAGCCAATGCTCTACTACTATTACCTATAGCAGTTAACATAGCCTCTAGTACGTTCTCATTAGATATACACATCTTAGTGATAATATCCGTTAGAGTATCTCCTGGTATTATACCATATATATTAGTAACACCACTAGGGCATGCTATAGGTATCTGCCCATTATACACTACACAATCTGTAGGTAATGTATCCTCACATACTACACATGGTATAACAGATGTCACTGTCTTCCTATCAGCATCATTAAGACAATAGCCACTAGGGAAGTTAGGTGTAGCACCTTGAAATGTATACCCATTAGGACAACAGTTACATGGTACAGGTTGAGTAGCTACAGGATATGTAGGTGGACAGTTACAAGGTATACCCTTACAGCAGTTGTTACAAGGAGATATTTTATTACAGTTACACATATTATTATCTATAAGCTATCCAGTCAATGTTTAATGTTCCTCCATTAATGATACCTTCGAATGTTATATTAGCTCCATTAGATGTATATGTTATATAATATACATAGTTCACCATAGCATATCCTGTATAGCTAGTCTTAGGTATTAACCCTATGAATCTAGGAGTATACGAAAGAGTATTTGTTAATGTGAAAGTAGCACCTGATGTTACAGCGAATGTGAAATTGCCAATATCCGGAGTACTACCATTCATACTAGAAGATGAAGATGTAGTCTGAGTCAATATCTTCTCACAGGTAATACCTAAACTAGTGTTATGTACATTAGATGATACCTGCACATAATATGTAGATGCACTAGTAGATAGGGTAGATCCCGATGTATTCAGTACCAGTGGACCAGATGTATTAGCTCTGGACACTATGTCGAATGTAGATGTGTATATACCACCAGATCCATCTGTTATCTGTACACTGCTACCATTATTGGTGTATCCTGTAGGTATGAATGAGTACCCATTAAAGAATAAGTTAAACGTATTCAGAGCAGGGTGTGTCACCTGGTAGTTGATAATAACCTGTGCACATGTAGGAGTAACAGCAGCTAATGCAGTAGTTATACCTGCTCTTGCATCCAGATAGGCTATCCACTGGTTCTTATCAGCATCTGCTATAGTAGTGGGAGATGTTACCCATCCTACCAGTCCTGCCATCGCACTATTCTGTGAGAATGCGGGTAGGGTATTGAGTATAGCACTATTCTCAGCTAATACAGCCTGTGCTAGTGCAGTAGGCGTACCTAATATTGCATTATACTGACATGTGTTACCTACTAATAGACTCGTTACTACATCCACATTAGCTACTGTAGAGCCATTAAGACACTGCCCATTAACCTGAGGTATAGCAGTGGCCCCTGATGTTACAATAGATGTTATCTGAGCCTGAAGAGATGTTAGAGTAGTAGCATAGGTAACCAGTATCTGGTTAACCTGCTGGTATGTAGTAACCAGATTACCTGTAGCACTACCTGTCAATGAGAGGTAGTCATTAGGTAATAGATCAGTGACAGGGTCTCCATTAGCATTAATATACCTTAATGCTGCAGCTACCTGTAATGGTATATTAGGAACTGATGTTGGTTGTATGGCCATTATGCTAAGTTAAATGTTGTACCCCCCATGTATACCCCTATATTGAATGTGAATAGAGCAGGGTCTATAAATGAACTATTAAAATATAATATACCACTAGGAAAGTCTAATGTCAAAAAAGATCGCATGAATATGTTGACTGTATTATTACCAGCATACCCATCAGCACCTATAATAGCTGACTGTGTAGCTGTCCATCCAGTAGGAAAACATGTAGTAGGTATAGTAACTAATGGTATCTTCATAAATACACTAGGAGCTGCTATAGGTCCTATCTGTATAATAAAACTACCACGGATCTTTAGATCTCCCTGAGTAGTCCATTTATACTGAGGGTTGTTCTCAACACCTGTACCAGAACCAAATCCTGCACCTGGAGTAACAATAGTCCATGATGCCCCACCAGATGATCCTGTACTAGGGATACTAGAGAAGAAATCTACCCAGTCACCCGTATAACAAGATGCACCACCTGCTGGAAAAGAACCCTCACAGCAACCGCTATTAGCTACGGCAGTATTACTGTTATTAACAGCCTGTTGTACCACCTGAGTAAGAGTAGCACCTCCACAGAGCCCATTAACTGCACCTCCTGCCCATGTAATGCAGTTGGATGATATAAGATCTCCACATGTATTACTTAGACTATTACCTATAACTGGATCCAGACTCATATAGTACAGAATTTAAAATGACCACCTGAATGGAGTGGTTGAAAAGGTGAACAGTGATCAGGAGTCTGAGGTAACCTGGCATAACTCTCTATAGTACCCGGTATACTCATACTGCTCATACACAATGAGCAGCAGTCGTTATTCAATTGCCACTCAGCTAATGTCTTTTGCATATTAACAATACTCATAGAGACAGGTTCATAACCTACAACTATCTGATATACACTATTCATGTATGATGCAAAATAGGAGGCTACATAGTCCTTATTAATATCCTTTATATGTTCTTTATAATCAACCATTTATATATAACTTTTCATTAGGTCTATTTTGCGTATTAATATTTGTAGATACTATCATATTACCAATAAATGCCTGTGCATTTTCTGTTCTCTCTACTCCTGTATAGCATCTACTACAGCACATTGTCCCTTTTGTAGTAGTCATTGGCTGACATCCTGAGCATGTACAGCAGTTTCCTTGGCATGATGGACACCTAAACTCTCCCATTGTAGTTCTTTTTAATGTCTAACGCATTTTGGTTTTCTATGTGTCATCTTATCCATTAGCGATATAGCATAACGGTATTGATTAATACCGTCTGTATACTCTTTCTGTGTATTCACATTAGTCTGAGCACTAATTAGATATCCTCTTATTATAGATATATTCTTGAGTTGATCCTCTATTTCCTGATCAGGTAGGCAACATGGTAGTCCTAGATCGCATAATAGTCCATTTAGTCTATTAATGGCAGATACTATCCTTAGATATTGGTATCCTACATATACCTGATCATTAGGTGCCACTGTATAGTATATCCCATATATACCATCGGGTATATTAGGACATGATGTAGCACAGTTTGTAGGTGATGTAATACCCAATGTACATGCATTGAGTATCATCTCAAAATTATGAGATGTTGGTGTTATTACTGTAGGAGTACTGAATCCTGGAGGAGTGATCTGTAAACTAGGACAACTAACACCTAGAGATGATGTATATATAGAAGTGTCCTTTACAATGAATATTCCTTCATTATACACATCTGGTACCTCTAATTGTAGTATGTGCCTAGACATTTGTAGTTCCTTATTATATAGGAACTGGTAGGGAGCAGTTATATACCCCCTACCAGCCTATTGTTATTATATAGTAACCAACTGTACGAAGTTACCAGAAGCTGTCAGACAGCTATTAACCAGACTGGTGAATGCTGTAACATTGGTACCTGTTGGCACATAGATGGTTAGTGCATACTCATCATTATCAGTGATAGATTGAGTATTATATGGCCTGAATATATTGAACTTGAGATACAGTGTATCATACAGACCAGAGAGAGATACATTAGGCATAACCCAATCATTCTCAATCTCACGCATCCTCAAACTACCTACCCACTGGCTATCTGGGAAATCCTCTTGCTTATACCTATTCCATTGGATCAGATTTCGTGCCACTGTCTGACCAATACCTCTAACCTGGCGTGGGGCAGTTATCTCAGTGAACATAGTAGGTACTGATGTATCTATGGTAGTATTCACTGCACACGGATTAGCATCCTGTGTAAACAAGGAACCCTGCAGATACAGAGGCTCTACCTCATAGTGATCAGTAGGACTGAAGGTACATGTACCGAATGTAGTCTGTACATATGCTACAGTGATCTTCAGACCAGCTACTACTGACTGTGGATTAGATGTATTAGGGGTGTATGCTGAAACAGCTCTACCTTGAGTAACGTCATATGCACTGAATATCTCAAGAGCAGTACCAGCAGATGTCTGTATGAATACCTGAGGGTTAATGAATGAAGGCCAGTATGGATCCTGGTTAAACTGATCCTTCCACTGTAAGAGTACAGAGCCAGCATCTACATATGTTGTAGTACAACCTGATGTACAACCATTACTGCAGCAACCACTGAATGCAGATACACTCTTATAGTACTGGTGGTTAAGGAAGTTGAGAGCAGGGTTACCACTAATCTCCAACTGGAACTGGTAAGATGTACCACAGAAGAATGCTGGGCCTACAGTAGAACCTGTAGTCTGATTCCAACCAAATGATACAACCTGGTTCTGAGCACTCTGTGCTTGTGTATAGATAAATGCATTTACTCTACGCCAGTCAATAATCTGAGTATAGTCTGGTTCCTGTAGACCACCCCACAATGGAGATATCTGATCTACTGTATGCCAGGAACCTGATGCTATAATACAAGGTGTTGAAGTACCTGCACTAATGGCACTGCCATATACCCCAGTCTGAGGTGGACATGTAAAGATACCTAACTGCCCTTTGGTAAGCAAATCAGTAGTACCTGACGTAGTTAGGCTAATGTTGCCCCCTGTTCCTGCATTGAGCAAGTAGGGCTGAAATGAATCTGGTAGCATGTTTATATAATTTTAGATAGCATAAAAGTATATAGAATATGCTCAATAGAGAATAGGTAATACGTACTATCTACACATAATGATCCTATCTAATTACTAGATATTATTTATTTCATAACATTATTTGTATACCTTTATATAACTATATAACAATGAGAAAAGCTACAAATTACCAGGGTAAAAAGTTTGGATTATTAACAGTAATGGAGGCTATTACTCTCTCTGATGGTACTAATAATGGTGGTTTGTGGGTATGTAAATGTAAATGTGGTAAGCTAATAACACTAGAGGGATACTCCTTACACCATAGAAATAGCTGTGGTTGCTTAGTGAAGAAAGCAGCAAAAAAGAGAGGTATAGCTAATAGAAATCCTGGTACATTAACTACTACTATAGAGTATCATAGATATAAGAAGTATACAGATAACCCACTCTCAAAGAATAGTTGGTTAGATATTGCCAGTAAGAAGTGCTACTACTGTAATAGTATAGATATTAGAAATAGAGTAACAGAGAAGTCATACACATCAATAATCCCATTATTGGATGAGGATGTACTAGAATATCAGATAAGGGTAAACAGTATAGTAGTAGTTAATGGTATAGAAGTAAGTTGCTGTCAGCTATGTAAGAAGATGAGAGGGTCTATGAACCATGAAGAGTTTATACAGCAGATATATAAGGTATATGAACATCTAAAGAAAGAGTGCTAGTACAATTGCTGCAATAGCTCCTATACCCATAGCAGTCCTAAGCCTTTTTTGTTTATATAACTCTCTTTCCTGTTCATCTATAGTGATGTGACAACTTTGTAATACATTCTCCTGATCTGTTATAATATCTTCTTTTACATGAATCTCCTCTTTGAGTAGACTATCAGAATGTTTGAATGTATAAATAGCTACTATACAGCTATCATTGATCTTATCCAGACTATCAGATAGTTCTTTATAGTATAACATACTATTATGATCTTTATTGATACTGGTAGATTGCTTCTGAGTAATAGCCACTATAGTATCTTTGACAGTACTACCTGGTAGTAGTATCTTTGGATAACCAGTCTGACATATAACGAATTTGCTCATCAGCAGACATAGTATCAATATGGTTCCTCTTTTCATCGTATTTTCTTTTTATAGTAGCTTTAATTTCTGGTATTCTCTGAACTACACTCATCTCTATATCAGCTATTCTAGATGAATCTACTCTATAACCCATTATGAGCATAGCAGATAATATAGTCCGAATACTATCTCTTTTCTCCAGACTGTCCATCTTAGCATCTATAGCTGACGTATATATGGTATGAGTTTTCCGATCACTAATATATAACCAGATATGACCTATTACTAATATGCAGAGTATACCTATTATTATATTTCTCATTGTATCTCTTTTGATGGTTCTGGTTCTTTATTAGTCTCTGCTGGTGTCCCTTTCCATACAGAGACTACCTGTGTCACAGTGGCTATACCCCAACATAGACATATCATACAGCAGAATGCTATAAGGTGGTTAAGATCGAATTCTCCCTTCTTCATAGTATGATACATCTCACAGATCACTACAGTCTCTATTAGTATGAACCCTCCTACTCTTTTAGATGAAGCTACCCCATTCTCTGATAGTGCCTCTTTGAAGAATGGCCACTTCCATAATATCAATAGGACCTGTATTAACAGATAACAAACAAGTACAAGGTGGTTAATGTGTATATGAGACATAACTATTTCTTAAATCGTTTAACAATGTTAGACATACTCTCTACCAGAGCATCCTGTGCTATATTCAATAGAGCATTGATAAAATACTTACTGAATAAAAACTCAAATAGCTTTTCTGAAAATAGACCAAAGAAGAAGATAGTCATTACCATCTTATACTCCTTCCATCCTAGGTACTGTGTTAACCAGTATCCTAATACTGAACCACATGCAGCTAATATCGTAGTAATTAGACTAGAGAGAACAGAGACCCTCTTACCTCTCTTATAATCTGATGCAATCTTTGCCATGATAGATAATATTAATGGTGGCACGACTTTATAGAGGGTACTTACTATTTCATTTTTATTAGGAATGTTATCCATTTTAGTACAGTAGGTTTTAAGCTATATCCAAACCATTTCTTGATCTTGTTCCAATAGCAAGTGTGAATAATGATAAATACGATGAAAACCTTTTCATTCCATCCAAAAACAAGAGGATTAAAGAAAAGCTCATCCATAAGGTTGGATATAAGGCACCAAAATAGAATAGTATATATACTACTAGAAAGATTCTGGTACTTACCTGATAGAGTAGAAGGATCTACGGACAGCAATAGGAATATATATCCTAATGCCTGCCCTACAGCAAAAGTAGTATGGTTCTCCTCAGGTCTACCAAACTGAAAACAGAATGGATAGAACCTGAAGAGAGTGTTACATACTATAGTTAATATAAAGTATACTAATCTCATTACTTAGCTATTGGGCGTGATGGTCTACCACCTACAAAGAAATCTCCCGGTAATATAACAGGTGTTACTGTACCTATAGATGCAAAATCTGCAGTAAAGGTAGTAGAGCCATAAATAGTCACCATACAAATAAGATCACTACCATCAAGTGCAGTTTCCTTATATAATGGACCGCCCTGATCAATAATATCTTGAACAGTAACATTACTATAAGATGCCCTACCAAGATGGTTAATAGTATCTGTACTCTGTACTCCTGGGAAATAAATGCGTACTAATTGTGTTTCTGATGTCATTATTATATCTAATTTTTAATAAGTTACTAATTAAAATACTCCTGGATTAAATCCTGAAGGTGGGGTATACACAAATGGTGTAGCTCCAAAATTAGCAGTACCGCTATCCCCAGGGTTTGCATTACTAGACCCACATGCAGGATACCATGTTGTAACGGCTAATCCTGTTACAGTATAGTTTAGTAGATTATTAACCCTGAAAGCACATGTATGATTATCCAGGTCTAATGCAATGCCTATTACCTGACCAGAAGTTTGTGCTGTACAACCAGTTCCTTGTGGAACATTTGAAAATGAAACACATCTACCACCAGCACCATTACCATTCCATCCTACTGTACCACCCGTAACTCCCAACTGTGTGCTATTGGTACTAATAGGTAAAACCCCAGACCATAATCCTAATATAGCAGCCTGGTTTGCCTTAGAATTTATTAATATTTCCCAATACCACTTACCGGCACTTTTACCCAAAGTAGCTACACCACATCCAAGAGTACTATTTACCCCAGTAAATGTTAGATTAGACCCACTGATATTGATATTATTACTTTTGTTAACAATAGACCATACAGCGAATCCTGAACCACCTCCTGATATTATTCCTGGTACAAATCCTGGCATATACTATAATAATATTAAATATCTAAGCTATAAGATTACCAATTAGATACCATGTATCCGTAGCCTCTTTTATTAGTGTTACTCCTACATACTGAGCAGCTATAGCTTTATTACCTGCTTGTGAATTAATAGTTACACCTGCTCCTTGTGCAATAGTTACCTTTCCAGTACCTTTCTGTATAATATCTATATGTGTTCCTATAGGGAATGCTACAGATGAGTTAGGAGGTACTGTATATGTCTGGGCAGATGCATTATTAGCTGTTACTAATTTATTCTGATCTGTTAGTACAAAAGTATATGTAGTACCTGTCTGTGCATTAATAGTCTGAGCAGGTAAATCACTATTAGCTATACTACCTTGTAATACTAATCCCAGATTAGATAGAGCAGTAATAAGATTACCAGTCTGCTGACCCACAGGTGTAGTAGCGAAGAACCCTAACTTCTGCGCAGCTCCTGTACCTATTCTAGTACCTGTGCCTGAACCCAGTACAATATCTGCACCATTTACTAAAGTTACTGTTCCTGTATTATCTACTGAGAACTTACTAGCTGTTCCAGTAGCACCTGCTAATAGATTCATTAGATATTTAGATCCCGAACCAGTACTAGTCTCTGATACTGCCACCTGTAATGCCGTATATCCCCCGCCTCCTGTCTGTAATACAGATACAGGTATATTAAGATGAGTCTGTTGAGTATTGCCTGATGTTGCCAGAGCCCCTGCTGTAGTAATAGTAACAGCAGGAGATACACCTGTTCTACCACTAGTAGATGTAGTACCCTGTATGGTCAATGTATCATCAGTACCTGTACCTCCTATAACAGCCTGTCCTCCAGAAACCCCTTCAGATAACCTAGCGAATATGGTATTACCTGTTATACGAATACCTGTACCAGGAGATAGAATAGTAATAAGGAACAAGTTCCATACTAATGCAGTAGTTCCTACTGTAATGGGGGCAATAGTTGTCTGTATATACCCCCTATTACCATTACTAATACCCTCAGTACCTGTTAATACTGCAGCAGACACTAGTTCTGTATTAGTATCAGAGTCTGTAGCTCTGGTAAGAATGGCAGCAACACCTACTGAACCAGCAGTAGTGACAGTATAAATACCATTCTGGAACTGTGTAGTCTGGTCCTTTAGTAGTATTCTATCATTGAGTACAGTAGCTACACCATCAATAGTTAGCACTCCAGTAGCTGTTAGTGTAAATGTAGCACCTACACCTGATGCTCCATTAGCATATGTGCCTACTAAATTAACAGTACTGGCTACTCTAACAAAGGTTTTCCATGATAATCCCTGTGCTACACTATCTACATATGCTTTAGTAGTAAGATCAGTCATAGCAACAGGATCAATAGAACCTGTTACCTTAAATAGTCCACCTAAATTAATGTTCTGGGCAGCACCTACATATGGAACATAACTAGATATTAAGTTCTCCATTAATGCTACAGTACCACTCTGGTCGGGGAATGTGATTGCTTTAGGACCTACAACAGGAGCAGTGAGATTAAGAGTACCTATAGGGCTACCTATTCTTATTGCACTATTGACACCTGTAGCATCTAATTCAATAGAATTACCACTAGATGTATTAGTACTTGATATAGTACCTCCAGCAGTTATTGCATTAGTAATATTATTAAATACAATGAGAGCAGACTTATCTGCAGTATTTCCAGTAGTTAGTACTCTTTGTAGATTAGTAGTCTCAACTAGAGATATAGTACCACTAGTTGATGGAAAGGTCTGTGTAAAAGAACCCGTCATACCAGAAGCAGGTACAAGAAGTAAGTTTCCACTCCCATTATTACTTATAATATTAAGAGAAGGAATACCTGTACCCGGATTAGTTGCTAGTAAGATACTACTTGCAGTTTCATCAGATAGCTTTACATATGGAAAAGCTCCATTCATCTCTACAGTCCTACCAGAAAAACTAGTAGCAAATATACTATTAGTAGTAGCATTACCAATAGTAGTAACACTCTGTAGATCCTGAGAACCTCCACTACCACCACCTCCATTCAACCTTCTCTTCATAAAGAGAATATTATCTACTATCCACTGTATCTGTGGAGTATCTAGACCCTGAGGAGGTGGATTATTAGGATTACTCATATTGTGAATATTCTATAAAAGTAAGATAATTTTCTATTATACAAACTATTTTTATTTTTCTGTAACTACCACATCTATAGCTGCCCCACTAAACACACTAGTGCTTGCTCCTAATAGAGTTAGTCCCAGTACTCCAATAATAGGTAGAGACGTGACCTGACTAAATTGATATGCATTAATAGTGAATCCAGTAGTACTAATCGCCGTTACCTTAATAAACTGCATATTAGTACTAGGATTAGTATGCTGACACTGTATATTAGGAGCTACTGAGAATGGATTGGCGAACACTACAGTATAGTTACCACTACCATCACTTGTACCTGAATAGAACTCCTGCCTCTTGGTATTTGTACTATCCATAGTATACCAATGAGATAATGTACTATCATACCTAGCTACAGCAGTCCTCATAGGAGGGACTGTTATATTAGATCCACTACTACACATTATCCTATTAGCAGCTAAAGAACTACTGCTATTGTTCTTTAATATCAGGTTATTAGTACCAGATACATTGACAATGAATATTATCCCACTCTGAGACTGGACACCTGTAATAGCATCCATATTATTAGTGGTCGATATCTTCGCTATTCCTCCATTGAGTACTATATCATTGTTGTCTCCTGATGTAGTGATATAGGTATCTTCTTCTATAACTAGTACTCCATTTATAAATCCTGGCATTTTATCTATATGATGTTAAGTAAACTGTTGCTCTATAATTGATATTCTTACCTGCCTGTCCCTGAACAGTCACCTCTATAGTCTGGTTAACTATATTGGCCTGTAGACTGACAGTAACTCCTAATACTCCCACAGTTTCTACTATAGGATTATTAGGCATAGTGAGATCACCAGCAGCCCTGAAGAAGCTGCCCATTACCCTGGCAGTTCTGATAGCAGAGAAGTCAGTCTGGATGGCCACCACATGAGCCTCTACATTCACAGCACTATTAATAGGTATTGTAGGGGAAGCAAATACTGTAATAGTTACCTGACCTGATGTAGTTCCGGAGGTAGCACAAAATCCTTCTATGGTCACATAGTCATTCCCTTGTCGTGATATTATATCTATTGCCATAACTAATAACCATATTGTGCATTAATGATCTGCCACTTGGCAGTCGAAATATTATATCTAAAGTCAAATACATCAGTCTTACCCTGACCAGATGTGTATGTAGGTAACTGAGTAGTAGTACATCCTTTATATATACTATTCCACCCAAAGTTTATCTGGTTATTAGTCCTTATTCTGATAATCAGATGCTGGCCATCAAATGGTGTACCTATAGGAGCATTAATAGTTAATCCACTAGTCTGACTATTGAACTGTATAGCTATATCGGTAGTATCTCCATTTGGTGTTATAGATGTACCATCAGCCAATATTATTACTCTCTCTACTATTCTCTTATTATATAATATACATGTACCAGAGGATGATACATAGTCCACACACTCAGTAGCTCCTGATATACTACCATCTATCCCTTTTAGTATACCCACTACTGGAGTAGAGAGTGTAATAGCCCTGGTACTACCTGTTGTATTGACTACTCCAGAGAACCCATTAGCAGACACTACTGATATAGATGTTATACCTGATGTAGCTATAGTATTGAATCTCTGCCAGTCAGCTATTGATAATCTACCAGCACTAATGCCTGTAGCAACAGGTAGGTTGAATGTATGTGTACTCCCAGTAGATACTATATTGAAATCAGTACCAGTACTACCTGATGTTAGGAACTGTGTTATAGGAGTGAGTGTATTAATAGATGTTATCCCAGTATCTATAGGTGTAGCCCATGTACCATCCCCTCTCCAGAATGTACTAGTACTAGCACTAGTACCGCTATTAAGATGACTAGTAGCCAGGTTACCAGATACATAGGTACCCAGATCTACCGGAGTAGCCATCCATGCTCCTGATGTTACAGCCCCCAATCTAGTTATAGATGACTGTCCTATATAGGTAGATGATATGTCTATTACAGGTGCAGTACTGCCAGATGTTACAGATACTCTACCACTAGTACCAGATACCAGGTAGACTGTACCATAGTCTGTATTCACTATAGCAGGTAGTATAGATGTTCCATCCCCTTTTAGTAACCCTGTTATAGTGGTTCTAAGAGCTATTGTAGCAGCTGTAGATCCTGATGTAAGATATGTGACTGTACCAGCTAATCCATTAGTCGTAGATACTGCAATAGTCTGTATGTTGCTAACGAGATTATTATACTGATTCTGAGTAAGGTGATAGTACTGCAGATCCTGACCCCCTTGTAGACCTGCCAAATTATTATGGGCATTAGTAACAGGACTAATGAATGCACCATCTGATGCACTATTAAGAGTTCTCAGTAGAGGATTGGTACCCTGGAATAATATTCTACCTATGAGTATACCAAACTTATCCAGCTCAGGAGGCATGAATGTAGGAGTAGCCTCAGTAGATGCATCCGCAGCTATAGAGAATTTTTTCTGTCCATATAACATACAAACCCTATCGAATGTAGTAGCATAGAACCATAGATTACAATATTCATTAGGTCCTACTGAAGAGAGTCCTGTTGCTATATCATTATACTGGGTATTAGGCCACTGTGTAGCCTGTGCAGAGATCCATGAAGTACCATTATAATAGAAGGTAACAAAGTGTCCAGATACACTAGTATCTAATGCTGATATAGGATGTTTATTAAGTAGGTCTAATATCTGACCAGCACTCATGGTAATATTACGAACACCACTTTCTCCAAGGATCAGTCCACCTACCCTAGTATCCTTCTGTTTACCAGCAGATTGAAACCTCTCTGTAATATGACTAATACCATCACTAACCCACCAGGGGTTATTATATATAGCAATATTACCACTTACATTAATCACTGAACCCAGTGGAAACTCAGTATTAAAGTTCCAGGTATCACTACTTTTGACAACATATATAGGAGAGCCTCCATTATAATCAACACCTATATATATAAGAGTATCAGTTGTTGTTGTATTACCAATGATCCCAGGTATATCGAAGAATAATATAGGCCCAAGATCACTATTAACAGGAGCTATCATTCCACTAAGAGGAGCTATATCATAACTAGTAGGATTACTACCGTTTATAGTTATATCCCCACCTGTTATTCTACCTGATGATGTAAATATATCCAGAAACTCTTTAACTGTATCATAAGTAGCCCCATCTATGGTAGGGGTAGACACATGCGCAGAGTCTATAACATAATTCGGAGATATGTCTACTACAGGGTCTGCTGGACTTCCACTAATGTCTATTCTATTGGAAGTTCCTGATATTGAGTTTACTACACCACTACCACCACTAATGGCATTTAACCTTCTCTTATTAAGAAGAACATTCTCTATTAGCCATTCTATTATGTTAGGCCCAAACCCTGAAGGCGGAGGACTATTAGGATTAACTGACATACTAAAGTTATATAATAGTAAATACTCAATTAATTGGTTCCTAAGAATAACTATGTTATAAGTTCTAAACCTAGTCTTTCTGCTACAAAGATATAGGGAAATTCATTATCACCAGTCCATTCTAAATAATCTTCACCATCACAATTAATTATACCTGTATCTACATTACACCCATTCTCACCAAACAACCACCATGAGAATCTAGCATATGTCAAAAAATCATCATCTATAGAAGTTACCCTGACCATTGTAGCTAGAGTAGAAGAGTTAGTAAACTGAATAGGTGTAATATTTTTCATGGTCTAATATTGTTCTTCATACATCTGAATAAGTCCTACTGTAACTGCAGTAGTAGTGGTAGGTCCAGTGCCAACAGCTAAATGTGATCCTAATATAGTACCCACTGGAGGTACATTAGTAGTTAGTGGTCCACTGCTATATGAAATGATGCTAGTCTTATTCATAGACTCAAGGGTCATATAGAATGCTGTACTGTTCGATGGAATAAATATAGTTACTCTATATACATCATTAACATTCGGTACTACAGGTATTGCTGTTTTAGTACAGAATCCTGAAGCATCATTATACATGAACTGCAAAGTAGTATCCCCACTGTCTTTACCTACCCAAAGGCAGTTAACATGAGCCGAAGGCTCACCTACACCAGTTACACTCGCAAATGTGGCATTGTACCCCACATACCACCTCATGTCCGACTTATAAGAATGGAGGCCAAATGTGATAACCAGCTTACTTCCTCCACCATTAATACTATTGCCGACCATTACCCCTCTAATGCTACTATTCAAATAGAATTCCGAACCTGAGTTGATAGCTGCCGTACTTGTATATTTTACTGTAGTATAGTTGGGTAGTAGGTTGGAAGCATCGTAAGCCTTACCTACGTTGGCAGCTGTTCCTGTGACTGAGATCAAACCAGCCCAATTGAACAAGGCATTTATATTAGCATTGCCTGGAATAAGCATACCAACTATCTTATTACCCATACTATTCTGTAAGGGAACTTCTCCACCTAGTCCCTGATATACTCTTATCTCATCTACTCCTGTTCTATTATTAGAATATATCTTAGTACTGCCTGATGTGGGTGCAGTAGTAGCTCCAGATGTATTACCAGATGTACTTATCAGTACGATATTACCATCAGCTGATATAGTAGCATTGGTTGCCCCTGCAAAGTTTCCGGCATTATTATATTGTATCTGTGTAGTAGAACCGCTAGGACTAGCACTTATCACCCATGATCTATCTGCACTCAGATCAAATGATACACTATTAATCGTCAATATACGGGATGTGGGAGTATAAGTACTATTATCATATGATACTACACCTGATGTGCTTTTCACAAATCCTGTACCTGTAAATGCAGCCTGTTTACTATTGAAAGTATTCCAATCGGACTGAGATAGATAACCATTACCAGATGTACTAGCTTGTGTTATACTAAGAGTTCTATTAGCAGATAGATCTCCGCCTCCCTGTAGAGGAGTAGTGGTATTAATAGCTCTGGTAGTGCTTACTTTATTATTAAAGGTGTTCCAGTCAATAGAAGAAAGATAACCATTACCCGTTGTATTAGACTGAGTAATACCGATAGTACCTGTAGTAGTTATAGTCCCTCCTGTTATAGGGGCAGTTGTAGCAATAGATGTAACTGTTCCGGTTCCTCCACCTCCACTAGACCCTGGTGTACCTGTCATGTTCCAGGCACCTTTACTACTATCATAATATATATAGGAAAGGGCTATCCAACTGGTATTACCAGAACCTAAATCTCTATTATATATATTAGCATGTATAGGAGGATTATCACAGTATATAATGTAACAGTCTCCATTGACCCCCACTCCATCTTGTAGAGCATTGGTAATAATACCTCCATCTACTAGGGTACTAGTATTAGTTACAGCATTCCAGCGACCTTTGAAGGTAAGGAGCATAGTGATATGATAGTGTAATGGAATTTTAGTTATTATGCTCTGCTATTCCATTCAACCGGGTAACCTGATTGAATGCATCCATATCTCCAGACAATATAGCCGCAGCCTCATCTATAATAAGTTCTACTATATTATCAGGGAATTCACATTCAACATCAACAGCAGATACTAAACCTGTATAAGGATCAACACTATTAATGAATACTATCTTTCTAGGTTGCCTATAGTATGTGATAAGGACATCACTGAGACCAAATTCCCCATTAGTCCATATCTTAAACTTTTTACTCATTACAGTACAGAATGTAGTAGCCCATTCATAAGAAGGCTGTCTATTAGTATCAGATAAACAGATATCTACATCTGCCTCATTACCCATGAATATAACTAGTGGTCTGGGAGGACAGCATGTCTCACATTTATGGATAGCACTTGCACTTATTCGGCACCACTCCATATAATCACTAGGATAGATAGAGGACTCCCAATAGAGCCCTTTATCTACAAAAGTATCAGTGAGTACTGTTATCATAGACTGTAGATCATCTATTCTACGAATAGATCCTTCTGCACCTGTTCTAGTCTGATTAATACCTTCTAACTGCCTACGTGTCCAGTTATCCTGAGCCTTATTAATAGCCTCTGCCCTCATCCAGGGTTCTAGATTATCATAGTCTAATGAGGATAATTTATTTATCCTCTGACCTAGTTTAGCTATTATAAGTTGATTAGTCATTAACTAGCCCATTCTTTTTCTACAAGTTCGTAAATATCTTCCCAGATGTCACTATTTAGTTTGTTGCTCAGATACTCCACAATGTCTTCAATATTTCTACCTAACTTAGTATTCCTACGAATATACCATAGATTACCATCACCCTTAGGCTCTATAAGGTGCATCTCAATAGCATCCTTAGTAACTGCTCTACGCTTTAACTCATCTATAGGAATATCACAGAACTCAAGGAACCTAGGTACTGCTATCTTAGTATCATCTCCTAGTTTGCCATCCATGTAGTTATAGATATCATCAAAGAGTTGATCATCAGTAGTATATGATGGACCTCCTCTACGATATTGAGTAGAATTAGTTATAGATACCATCTTGGCCAAGAGGAATAACTTATTCTTATCAGTGTCTATTAACTCTTGTAGTTTACCCAGAGCCTTAGTCTTTAGTTTCTTATGCTCTGATTTAATAGCATGTGTTTCTTCTGGTTGATCCAGATAGAAGTTATAACCAGGAATTGTCATAGCTACAGATAATGATGTAGCTATCATAGATAGTCCACTGTCCATAATAGCATGATAGATAACCAGATCATGCCCATTAGTAAGATCTAATTCTCTACCCTTATTATCTACTTGTAACTTAACACCATCCCAGTATGTTGGTATTCTATTGCCTTTAGCATCGAACTTATCTGGTCCTGAACTATTAAACATCTTAACATTCTGCCAGAACTTATCATCTCCAGTACCATAACCATCCATGCAGGTAGCCCTTGATACTGTAAAGTTATTGGCAATCGTATTTTCCAGGAATGCTACAGTCTCACGAATAGCCCTTACTTTAGCATTCTTCTTATCCCCTACTAACATCTGCACACTAGGTGCGAATTCATTCAATCCTGTGAAGTAGGTCTTTATACCATTCTTTTCTTCTAGTCCAATATAGTCTATTTGGTATGTACCAGGGAACAGTGCCTCCCCTTCTTCATCTAGTCCCATTTTTTCTACACGTACCTCATCAATAGGTACATATGGACGGATAGCAATTTTACCCTTTACACTCTTAACCTTTGGAGCAATAAGCTCTACTGATTCTGACATATAATTTGTTTTTGTGGTTCCTAATATTATTTACTTTATAAAGGTATGTATTTATTATGATACTTTATACATAACAATGTGATGTAGATTTTTATTCTACACCACAGAGCTATGTTATTATTTGGAGAGTACTGAATGATACTATCCCCCGTAAGGCCTACGAGTTACCACGTTGAATGGTACTATCTTCAGCATCTTGGTATTGTCAATAACCTGGATACTCTTATGATCCATTGTCATACGAACCTTGTATCCAGAGAAGTCACCAGATGACTGGAATCCCTTAGTACGACCCATATAATCAGATGTACCATTAATATAACGCCATTGGAAGTCATCATCATCAGATGCTTTCTTCATCAGGAAGATATTATCTTCTGGGTTATCAGTAATATCCCATATGATATAGCAATAAGATGATGTACGATAACCATTTACCCATGGGTTCTCAATATCATTAGCTAATACTGGATCCAAAGCAGGGTTAACAACAAACCTCACATTGGCCAAGAATGGAATAGTGTATGATGTATATGCGAATCCAAAGTCAAGATCCATACCCTGACGAGAGATAGCTCCTACTTCTGATGCATTAATAACCAGACCACTGTTAATAGCCATAGTCTTAATAGCATCATTCATCTGACGCATACCTGCAATACCTGTCTGTACTACAAGTTTACGCTCTGGATCTGGACCTACAAAGTCCACACGACCCCTGAAGAAGTTATAGATCTGATTCTCTATAATAGATGGTGTAAATGTACCAATATTGTATACTGTTTTGAATGCATTATCCATCTGCCTCCAAAGACCTACAGTAGTACGAACCATATCTGGACCATCAGTAGTTGCTCTACCACCAAGACCCCACATAAGGTTATTCTCAATATCCTCTACCATTTTAGTGATACATGCCTGTTCCAGAGAAGTTACCAGAGTCTTAGTAATCCAGCCTTCTTCCATAGCCTTAGCTATACCTGCCTGACCTAACCTACCTGCAGCATCTGGGATAGATACTATAGACGGATCACGTTTATCATTATCATGAATCTGCCAGATCTCACGCATAGGTATACCCTTGGTCTTAGCACCTAACTCAACCTGACCAGTAGCCCTGTTATAATTAGCTTTCATCATACACTCTGCCTTATTAGAGATAGCATATGCTGCTGTTGCCTGACCACCGCCTACGAAGTTATAGTACTCACGGAATCCAGTACGTGTAAATACTTCTGAATAACGCTCACCATAGTCCAGAGACTTTACAGATGATTTACGGAAGAATGGTGTCTGAGGTACCAGATATTTATTATCTAAGAATACCCCATTATTATTGTTCATCAAACGAACTGTATAGATGAACTCATTGTTACCCATGGATATGATCTCATTATCACATACACGCATTTCCAGACCAGACATCTTATCATAAGAGATGATATCTGTATAGGAGAATGCCCTACGGTTAAATGCCAGTTGGAATGGTTTACCTGCAAGACCCTTACGAGTATTAGTAGGATCAATATCCCTGGTAATATGGGGCATATCATTGATAACAGGAGTACTCCATTTGTACCTACCCATTGGATCATTGACTGTCTTAATATTCTTACCGCCGAAAGAGGACATCAGATAAAGAGGAGTAGCAGTCTGCTGCATTTGACTCCAGTATTCTATGATACCCAGATCATCTGGCATTGCATTCTGCATAATATTCTGCAGCATGTAAGAGTCCCAGTTAGACCCCAGATCATAGATTTTATCCCGGTAAAAGACTGAATTGAGGTTTTGACTCGGTGTTGCCATTTTGTTTTTGTTTTATTTGTTATTTAATGAGTTTATTTATTTATACTAGTTTACGCTTTAATACATTGTTATTATTAGGGATTCTGCGTACTGGTTTATCTGGTACTACAGGTTGCTCAGAGATTCCCAGACCCTGATTCATCTTAATCAGTTTAGCTGTATTCTCTACTGCCTTATTGGCCTTAGCGGTACCCATGGCCTCTAGGAACCCCTTCTTATCATTAAGTAACCATGTAGCCATTATAACAGCCTCATAGTCAGGTTCTATATATTGTACCTTTTCCAGACCATATCCTAATGCATTAACAGGTTTGCCACTCCATGGACCAGGGACTGTAGATACCAGATCATTACCTAGCTGACTAGCGAACTTCTTATCTATCTTAATACCACCCAGTTCTCCCTTATTGAGTTGCTCATACACATTATCTGCATAAAACTGAGCTAACTGCTGTTGCTCTCTACGTTGTTCTGCGGCATGCTGTAGTTGAGCATCTACCTGTTGTTTCTGCATAGCATCCAGAGCAGGTTTGAACTCTTTAGCCTTTTTCTCTATACGACCAGCTTCCTTCCACTCTTCTACCTGTTCAGCAATAGCATCATCCTTCCATCCAGTAGCCTGTAGGTAGTTACGTGTTATCTGTATCTGATCAGATTCTTTCTCAGGATCTAATGCCCTTACTTCCTCTACATGAGATAGTGCTTTGAATAACCCCCTTAGGTCCTGACCACCTTCTGCTACATATGCTGCTGCATACTGTAGTTCCTCTGGTAGAGACTGGAAGAACTCCTGAGGAGTACTTGCACGTACCTCATCTATAGCATTCCTTACATTGCTGTCTAGTATATTATGTAGTTTCTCTTCAGATAATGTACTCAGATAGTCTGATAGAGACTGTTTCTTTGCATCAAAGGGCTCATCCTGAGGTATGCCGAACTCATTAGACTCTACCTTCTTTGTCAGATATGATACTAATGTACTTTTGTCATTAGATGGTCTACCCTTCTTAGTGTCTGCAGGATGTTGAGTAGTATCATCATTAGACTCTACTAGTTCATTAGATGCCCCATCCAGAGTATTATACACCTCAGTAGAACTTACGGGTTCTTGTACTTCGGTGATTTTATCTTCTACTTTAGTATCTTTTTTAGTTATATCTACATCCAGTGCCTTGTCATTACTCCTATTCTCCAGGATATTAGGCACTACAGCCTCTTCTTTAAACGCTGGAGTCATCACATCTTCAGCTCCTGGGAACATTGCATCCAGTGCTGAGAGATCCATAGTCTGCTCCTGTGTTATGATATTAGTATTCATTATGTTGTATTTGTGGTTCCAGTATTAAAGGTATTAATAGAATATCATTTACATGTACAACCTGTATATATTTCCTCTTATCTAATTACTATATATGATACTCACTGATATAAAAATACCCCACATATAATGTAGGGTATCTTACTATATAGATGTCAATACCTATTTCTTACTATTTCTATCTTTTTCCTTACTTTTCTGATCTATCTGCGCTACTTTCAGTTGTGCAGCAGTTCTCTTGGATTCTTCCTGTATTTTCTGTCTCTGGATATCATGGTTATCTTTCTGTAGGGCTGTACTATTATCCAGTTTTCTTTGCTCCAGATTCATACTATCGTTATGCTGCTGTTGGTTCTGAATCATCTTGAGATTATCCATATAGTCATTCTGAGCATTCTGGTTGATATCTACAGCTCCTGACATACCAGCACCTTTTATCTCAGCTATCTGTAGATCATTTTGTCTGTCTAGTTCATTTTGCTGGGCTTCAAACTGCTGCTTTTCCTGTAGTAACTTCATCTGCATATCCTGTTCAGCCTGATGCTGCTGTTGTTCATTCTGCTGTTGCTGTTGCTGATCTCGCTCTTTCTTCTTCTGGAACTCTGTTACCATACTATTCAGGTTGGATAATGTAGGCGCCTGTACAGCCCTCACCTTATCATAGAAATCAGTATCTGATGTATTATCCTGTAGTAACATCTGTTCTATCTTCTGCATTACTGCTCTTGAGTTTACAGAGGTCTTTGGTATAATAGCAAAGTCCCTACCTACTAGTTCAGTTCCATTCTCCTGGAACACTACCTTGGCATCGTCAGGGGTCATATACTGTAGGAGTAGTGATGGATTAGTACTACAGTAGTACTGCGCTAGATCAGTTCTCATCTGGTGTACTCTTGGCATGAGTTCATCACTATGCTGACTGAATAGATATTCTGTATGTGCATATGATGATGCTACATCTTGTTTTATCTCTGTAGCAGTAGCTTCCTGACCTATTGGTGTACCTGTCCTGCGTGGGTTCATTCCTACACTATCCAGACCAGTCATTTTGAACCAGTCGAATATCTTCATTAGACCCATTAACCTGTTAGTCTGGGATAGGTCTACAGCTCTTAGTGGTTCATGCCCTACTACCTGTCCATCAGCATTCCTGCCATTGGATATCATGGGTATTACATTACCTGTCTTCATGATAGTTGCAGCAGCTGTCCATGCATCTGGTCCCCAGTCTTCACCCATAGAGTGCTTTGGTATAGCATTAGGATCTATCTGAGCTACTACACCATAGTCATTGATCATAATATCCTGTATCAGATTACCAGTTATATTCACCCCTATCTGATACATTTTTAGATTATCCACCAATGCTCTGCTCTTGGTATTCATATCATTGAATACCCTACCCTCTACTGGTAGTTTACATCCATATGGATTATTATCTCCCTTGAACTGGAATGGCAGTCTCTCTGGTATACTACCCTTTATACCCAGGTATATAGGAGAGAAGTTGCTAGGAGATCCTTGCCAACCTAGTGATGGTATATTGGTTCCTATTCTTACACCACCCCATGTCTCATTGACCCACAGTGCATCCAGATGCTCTCCATAGACCAGTGTTTCTTTACACTTCTCTTTGAACAGTACTGTATTATACATTGGTTTAGTAGTCACCTTATAGTCTTCTCCTACTATCTTCTGTATCTGGTTACCCTGATCATCTATCTTTGTGAGATGGTAGAACTTTCTTTGGGTCTTCCAGTATACAGTAGATACTCTGAGTAGGAATTCCCCTACAGTATTGACTACATCCTCTCCCTGATTGACTATAGCCCTTGATATATCCCCACCACTACCAGATACATTATCCAGTACTGACATAGCCTGTCTCATTCCTATACCTGGTCCTGTTCTATTCCAGTCATAGCTTTTTGTTCCATCCCAGTACTGATCAGGTTCCTTACCATCCAGAGCATATGATGCAGCTCTTGCACCATGTATCTGGTTGAGGGACAGTAGCTGCTCCTCACTCATTTTCCATCCTTCCCTATCTATCACATCAGGTACTGTCAGATAGTCTACATTCACTATCCACATTGCATCTGATATATATCTGGTAGATGGACTCTTTCTATATGCTACCTGTGGAGGGTTCCACGTCTCTAGTAGATAGTCATTTTCCATCATCTTGAAGTGCCAGAACTCCCTATCTGTGATCAACATGTTCTTGAAGTTGACCTTCTCTAGCTCCTGCATATGGAACCTGTCTATATCCACATTCATCTGGTGCTCTGCCCACTCCTGCCATATATTCCTATATGACTTGCTATAGTATCTTTGTATCTCCGGTAGACTCTTGATGGTGTCAGGAGCTATCATCTGTTTACCTTCATCACTATCAGGTGAGATACCCATCTCCAGCATCTTATTCTGCTGTTTGATAGTGGCTTGCATTTGTAGATAGTTATTGACCTCTTCCTTCTTGGCATCTAGCATCTCATTCACTCCAGCCACACTCTTATCATCGAATGACATATGAGATACCCTCTTGGCGAATTCATCTACCAGGATATTGATTACAGTGATAATGAAAGGATAGTTCTTTATCTCCATACTTTCTAGTACACCCCCACTATGTTGTTCCAGAGCATGGACCATATCAGCATACTCATTATCCTGTCTGATGTAGTCACTCTTCTCTATCTCCCCTATAGCCAGCTTATAGTTCTTCATCATCCAGTTGGCATTATGCCGTAACTGCTCTATACCTCGCCATTCTATATAGTTCATGTTCTGACTGGCCCATAGAATATCCTTCTCCTTATTAGGGAGCATCTGTAATGGCTGGAAGTACGAAGATGAGTAGGCATCATATTTCAGTTTCTTACCCTTTTTTAGATCGTAACCACTCAGAATCTGCATAATATATTAATTTATCGCATGCTTTTGAATATACTTCCTCCTCTAGTCATTCTGTTACCTATGCTCTTGAGGAACGTATTTCTATCAAAGGTATGTGTTTTTGGTTTATTTGTACCTTCCTTTCTCTCAACTTTCTTAGTATATCCATGTGCAGCATGTTGTATTTTGGCGAATGCTATTAGTGGACAATATGCAGATATTCTATCGAAGTTCTTTTTAGGGTCATTTACATAGGCTTGCATTTCCTTTAATAACCATATGAACGGTATACGCTCTACACCATACTTTACCTTAGTTATCTTACCTTCTTCATTAGACTCTTCTCCCAGTTCTTCTGATAGATAGTTTACACCATACTCTAGCATCTTCTTCCATAGAGCAGGTGTTCTTGTATATCCATATTTTTGATATACATTCTGTTTTACCTCCAGTTCCTTATCGAATAGCATTTCTGATGCAGGTGCCAGATACTTGGCTCTTTTCTTGAGGATCATATGGTTGATGAATGTAGTCTTATTATTCTCCACCACAGCCCATGCATTATAGTATTCTATGAGCATTGATATATACTCATTTGTTTCATTCGGATCATCATATCTTCCAGTCCATTCTGCAGCTAGTTTACCTCCTTCTATATAGGTCACACTGTCTCCATTCTCATCTATCTTGGTCACTTCTATAGGGTTCATGTAGATATATATAGATGCCAGTGAGTCACTATGGTCACTCTTTCCCACTTCTACAGGATCTACAGATGCATAGAACGCCCCCCATTTTGGTTCCTTTCCAGGATGTACATGTACCACCACACACCCTCTTTTATCTTCTGCTGTCTTCTTTATAGGATATTCATTAGGCTCTCTTTCTGCTGGTTTTACTTTTATCTCATTAGTATCTGTCCTCTCCAGGTCTACATTCTTTAGGAACAGTTCATTATTTTCTATCCTCTTTACCTGTCTTACAGTATGCTTGGATGGGAATATGGATATTGTCCGTATAGCGAATGCCTCCTCTATGTTCCTTGGCCCTTGCGATACTAGTGTCTGGTACTCCTCTTGTGACTTAGTTAGTCGCTCTTTCTCATATAGTTCATTGAGATAGACTAGTGCCTCCTCTACTCTGGAGTTTCCATACTCATCTATATATGGAGGATATGACCATTGTTCTGGTATGAATAGTCCTGCATCCCCTACTGTACCATTAGCATCTATCAGGTCTGTAGTCACAGCATAGAACCCATGATCATCAGGATTCTTTATGAATTTTTTGAGTGGTTCACATTGACTGAGTTCACCTACTGACCCTGATATAGTGAACATGCCTGTTTTTACAGCACCTTGCTTTAGTGCAGGTTTCATGTATATATATGTCTTATCTGCAGTAGGAGCTACACCACCTTCTTCATAATATGCATCTTTTGTACGACCACCTACACCTGCTACTGGGTCTTTATCCAGTGTTATACCGATGAGTGTAGCCTGCGTACCTATATTCACTTTTCTACCATCTGATGTCTTGGTCTCTGTTCTCTGCTGCCATGAGAACTCTTTATCAGGATTATTCAGACATGCCCATGCACTATGCATATTAGTGAAGTTGTGATACTCCCCGAACATTTTCCATGATCCATTGGTAGCATCTATATAGCTCTTCTTAGATGCCATCATCTTACCTACATAGCTCTCATCGAACAGGTACTGATTATACATCTCCATAGTATTCAGATACGATGCAGCTATCTGCCTCTTTTTGAGTATTACAGCATCCTTATCATATAACCTGGCTAGTGTCTTGTATAGAGCCATATGATACTGAGTATCCCATACATATGGGAACTGGAATGTACCTGACTCCTTACCCCCTATCTGTACCAGATTGATCCAGTGATAGTAGAACCTGGGTAGATACCACACTCCACCTTTACCATTATCGAATATACATCCCTTAGTACACTTCTCCTTCTCAGTATCCCAGTACTCCTGATAGTCTCTACTGCCCTCAGGAGCTTCACAGAATAGCTTCTTCTTCTCGAATATCCTAGCCTGCTCATTAAAGAGATAAGAGGTGTCATCGAACTTGTACTTACCAGGTTCCTTGAATATACTCTTCACCCATTCTCTGAATGGCTCTCTATCCGGGAATATAGTATATCCCCATTCCCCCTTAGTACACGTAGGTATCTTGTATCTCTTGGTCGCCATTGTCTTCCCATTGTTGTAGCATGAGTATCTCTACACTAGTGCTATGCAGTCTATGCATTTTTAGTACCTTTTCCAGAGCATCTTCCTTACTTACCAGACCAGTTTCTTTATTATCCATCTCTATCATCTCTTCTATCTTCATGCCCTTCCTATAGAACCCATCATGTTCTACTATCTCTAACCTTACATCCCAGTATCTATATTCCATATTATTATATTTTATGTAGTATCCAGTCAGTTGGATAGTAGTTTGGGTTATTATAATGTACTGAGGAGGGAGACAGGTTTTCTCCACAATGGACTACCTTACCTCCATTTACATTCTTTACCCACCACATATGCCACCATGAGAATGTACTATTAGATCCTATATAGTGGTCCATCAGAGTACCTAATATATACTGATCCATTGGATCATTATGATAGTGCTTAAAGTTGTCTGCATGAGTATGTGTATTATTGCTATCTGCATACATATACCTATCCCCATATATCTGTCTACACTCATCTATATTGTCACTGAATATCACTACATTATAATCTGCATGATCAGGGAAGTTAGTATGTAATGCCTGTATATACCATTGTTCAGGTATCTGATAGAAGTCACCATGACCTACGAAGTCACCTCTACGTATACCTATTCCTATAGTAGGGCGTGTGAATACATAGGAGTACTTCTCCTTTACTACCTGTACATATTCATCCTTTATTCGTAGTTTATCTATTACATATTCCTTATTCTCTATGAACCATCTTTCATCTTGCAGGTTACTACCTAGGTTAATGTTGACTATCTTATCCTTATTATCTATAAAGAACTGCCGGATATAGTCCCTTTCCTGTTCACTATACTCATGTGTCCTGAAGTGGAATAGTTCATCATAGTTATCAGCAGTTATCAGAGTAGGTGGATTCTCTAGATACTTCCACAGGAAGTAGCTATCTGGCATGCATATCTGATTATCTACATCCTTTAGTATAGACTGTAGTCCTGCATATATAAATAGCCAGTTACCCAACCTCAAATGACGCCCCCATTCAATATACTTTATCATATTCTATTATATATTATTCCTACTTCTTCTTTATTATTACTATATCGGGATAGAATGATACTGACTCTACTTCTTTATATTCTTCTGGTCTTTGATATGATGCATCAGCTACATGTTCTATTGGATTCAGACTATGTAACATATTGAACAGGTAGTTCATAGTAGTAGGTAACATCATATTATTTAGTGATGTATTACCACCAAAGTCCCATCTATATGATGTTGATATATCCTCTATTATATAATAACCTCCCGACTTTAGTTTAGGGAATAGGATTTTGAATGACTCTATAGTAAGGTTACATATATGACTGGCATCATCTATTATAATATACGGCTGTCCTATCTCATCTATAACAGATTGCAGGAATATGGGATCATCCTGACTACCTTGGTATATACATATATTACTGCTATTTAGTTCACTCTTATCATAGATGTCTACACCGCATATTAGAGCACTAGGATAGTATTGAGCCCATCCTTTTAGACTAGCTCCTCCTAGTTCCTTATCCTCTCCTCCTATACCCAGTTCTAACAGTACTATCTCTTCATCTCTAAGATGCCCTATATACTGTTCATAGAACGGACAGTAGTTATGTGCCCAGGATGCCTTATCTGATCCTGTCTCTGTCATTATATTATCTAGTGTTTTCATTAGCATATTTTTCTATATAGTCCACAGAATGACCTCTCTTTTAACCACCCATATGTCAGACCATCATCCTTATAGTTCATACCCCATACACATTCGAACTTCTCTCCTAGTATGCTACCCACTATCTCCTCATTTAGATTATGTTTATGTGCAGGATGTTTATGCTGATATGCATTGTCTATTGCATGAAAGTGACAGAAGAACGCACCATATTTCATATACTGTACCAGATCCTGTAGAAACTGCTTAGGTTCATGAAAGTGATCTATACAGTTTGTAGATATGATCAGATCAGGTTTAGACAGAGACTCTTTCAGATCTTCTGCTTTAGTACCTATATACCCAGATACATTATAGTACTTACTATATGCATCCATGTTAGGGTCTATACATAGCCTTTCCTTACATGGTAGGATAGATGATACACCTCCGCATGGTCCTGCACCTATATCCCATATCAACATATCCGATGTATCTATACAGGCATACCTACCTATTAGCCCCATTTGTTTAGCCAGCAGAGGATAACGTGCTTTTTCACGCCTTTCCTTCTCAGTCCTTTTTACCGGATCTTCTATATTCCAGGTGATAGCTTCCTGCTCCTGTATTTGCTGGAACTCCTGTTCTGTTAGTGTTGTATTATTCCCCATTCTTTATCTTTGTTAGCTTTTATATCACTGTTAGGGTTATTCTTATCGAAGTTTTTTGCTAACATCCTTTGTTCATTGTATTGCACTGCTTCCCATTGTACATTAGGTGGTAGCTTTTCATGCCACTGATGTATGCATTCTATATTATGGTCTATCTCTTGACCTATGCCATCATGCACTAACCTGGTTAGCAGATCAATGTCATCAAACCCCCATGACTGGAACCCTTCATCCCAGCCATTTATATCCATTAACCACTCCTTTCTATATAGTGCAGTGAATGGGGCTACCCATCCTTTTACTCTTACATATCCTTTTGGGTTATCTGGATTAGTATTATGACCACTATCATTGACTGCTTCCTGCTGCATTCTTTGTATAGGATCTGTTATCATGCCTTGGTCTAGTTGCGCCTCATGGCCCATATGATATATTGTACCTGCTGATATTACTTTACCTGGTACATCCTGGTGCTTTTTTAGCATCTGGTCTACTACATCTGTCATATATAGTATCTCAGGTTCTGCTGTTATTATAATATCACAGCCTGTATTCCTGACACCTATATTCCTTGCCATAGAGCATATACTCCATATTGGATTATGATTATATATATACCTGACAGGTAACCTATCCTTATAGGACATTACTACAGCCTCACAGTTATCCTGCCCACCATCATTGACTATGAGTACCTCATCTGGTATAGTTAGGTTACATAGTCTGGCCAATGAGTTATTTAACTGGTTAGATCTATTGAATGTTGTAATTAGGAGACAGGTTGTATCATTCATATTATTCCCTTATATAGTCTAACGTATCTGGTTTAGTACTCATTTTATTATATATCGATATAGCTCTATCTACCAGATCAGTATTCCTTACCCCATATCTTTTGTATATGGCATTGATGAACTCGTAGTCTACATAGTACTCACTACTCCAGTGTTTATTAGGCCACGGCTCATGTACCAGTACCCCACTATGACATAGGAAGTTACCTGTATCTATTGCTCCTGGGCATGGCATACTGGGTTGTAGTCTGGTTCTACCCTCCTTATCTACCTGTTTGCCTACTACCAGCATCTGCTTATCCTTATACTCCTGATACACCTCATACATCTCTGGTAAGAACACACTATCATCATCCTGTATACAGAAGTAGCTATCTACACCACATTCCATTATCTTATGGAATATGTAGTTCATCTTACATGGTGTATTAGTATCCTCACACTCTATCTCATAGAGTCTCACTCGTTTATCTGACCTCAGGATACTCTTCATGCCATCTGCTAGATCTGGAGTATATCTACTCTTTGCTATATGCCATACCACATCAGCATTTTCTGGTATACTATAGTATATAGACAACAGATATTCTGGTCTGGACATTATAGTACATATATGTAACACCTTTCTACCTAGCATACCTTTATTCTTTTATCGTGTATTACTTCTCTTGACTTATAGTGATTATCGAACCACTCCTGATGTGCATTAGCTGGTAGTAACAGATGTCCACTATGCCCTTTCTGCAGGTTCTCACTACTCTGTCTAGCACCTAGTTCTGCTGATCTGTTAATAACCCACTTATCTGACCAGTGCTTATAGTGGAGTAGTTTATACTCATGTATGGACATATTGGTACTCTTACCCTCCATTGGTATTAACCTTTCCAGATTATGTGCACCAGCTCCGAACTCTATAGTGCTAAATGTACCAGTCCTCAATAGTACTGGTTTATAGTATCCTGGTGATCTACATCCCATTGGTACAGTGATATCCTCTGGTTTAGTTACCTGATCGAATATATCCCATCCTTCGAAGTGGACTACATTGATACCCCTATCTTCCAGATCCTGCAGATCATAGGTTGTGATCATGCACTCCTCATCACAGTCTATACAGAGCACCCAGTCTGCAGTAGCATTCATAGCAGCATCTGACTTTACTCTGGACTGCATGGTATCATTCATACCATCTGTATGGAATGGCACTACCTCACATCCTGCCAGTTTAGCCAACATTATTGTTTCATCCTTACTACCATTATCATGCACTACTATCTTTGGATTACCGAACATTCTTCTATAGTGCTGTATAGTGAACGGTAGCATTACTTGCTCATTGTATGTTAGTATATGTATTTCTATTGTCATATATAGGTTCCTTATATTAGTTCTTTACACTGAGTACTCTTGGTATCTTTACTGCACTCTTTAGTAGTCCTGACTTTACACATTCTTCTATGAACATTCCATCTGCACAGAACTCAGTAGGATGATTGATACCTACAGCCTTTGCTATACTGGTCCTGATAGCGAAGTTACTCCAGTCTATCTGTTTTATAGCCAGTTGTGTATCCAGTACACTATACCCAAAGTGGTGATGTGCCACATTCCATATTAGTATATCAGCATTCTGGTTCTTACTGAGTACATCTACCACAACAGGAGCCCAGTATTCCTGAACTGTCCCATGTATCAGATATTCTGTATCCACCATATTATTAACAGCATCTATCCTATTATATGCTCCCCATGATCCTTTATTCTTCTCTGCTTCCACATACCTTATCCTACTATCCCCTATAGTCTCTACTCTCTTTCTCATATCATCATTAGGACCATCATGATATACTATAGCTTTCCAGTTAGGATTCTTCTGACATAGTAGTGATCCCAAAGATACATATATATCATTAGTTTCCTGATATGCGATTAGAATGAATGTACAGAGTGCTTTACTCATCATCATCTTTTTTTATATTTACATAACCAGGTTTAAAGTCGTACCTTATTTTTGCTCTCCCACGAGCTACTGCCTGCTCTTCCTTGAGTATACTTTCCCACTTCTTATATGCTGCCCAGTAGTCAGGTAGTTCCTTCATCATAGCTCTTATCTCTGATGCACTACCATCCTTACCTGTTGTGATCTCTGTCTCATCCAGGAATATAGCCACCTTGTCCAGCATTTTGGCAGCTCCTTTGAATGACCTGAGTACTGGTGTCTCATACAGCTCACGACACTTCTTCATAGCTGCTTCTATCTTCAGGTCTTCCAGATACTCTGTCATCTTACTATCTGATAGTACTACTTCTTCCCTCCTATCCTCTGGTAGACTAGCATACGGTGATATGCTGGCATCAGTGCACGTCATACCGAATATGTAGTGGTATACACTCATGTATGTATTAGGGAACGCCTTCTCTATCTCCTGTAGCTCAGGAACCATCTTAGCCATTACTCCGGGTATTACCTTACCTCCACTATAATCGAATAGACTTAACATACTATATTAGTATTATATAGACTACTTTGTTTCATGGAGGCATTTAGCAACCTCATTATAGGATCTCCCTATACATCATACATAGTCTATAGTTATTTTATTAGACTCTCCAGTACTTGTTTTCTAGTTTCATTCCATACCTTCAGATGGTACTTTTGTACTACTTCTTCATATAGTTTTTCACCCATATCTTTTACTCCCTGTGGATTCTTGGCACACCATCTGATATGTGTTAACCAGTCATCCCCATTAACTACCCACATTATATTATTCAGTATATCATCTGTATATGGAGCTGCAGCAGAGCAGATCACTGGTATCTTTCTTGTAGCTGCTTCTAGTATCTTTAGATTACTCTTCATACTATTCCATTCATTAGCTACTATTGGTACCAGGGATACATCTGCATGGTCATAGTGACTGAGATACTTATGCACAGGTAGTGTTTCTAGTATCCTATAGCTATTGGTCTGTGAGAATATGGCCTTCATATCATCATAAGGCCCTCTCACATCTGTAGTCTGGAGTGTGTAGTTATCATTACCTGCCTCCATATCCTCTTTAGTACTATATACCTTCATAGTACCTTTGGCTTTCTCATACCCTGCCAGTATATACTCAGTAGTGTACCGAATATTATCTGATCCTATTCTACGGAACTTACCTTCCAGCAGCTTTACATCCTGTAGATGGCTTATACCACCTGCATATATGAACCTGATCTTATCCGACTGTATCTTATTAGTATCACTATACTGACCTTCTCCATATGGTATAGCATTTGGTATTACTACCGTATTTTTATTATACTCTCTTATCTTATCCTGTATCCTCATAGAGGAGCAGACTACTATATCAGCTATCTTTATATGCTCCAGTGTCAGCTTATCATTACCCATAGCATTCCAGCTTTTCTCAGGATGCCAGTCAGGTAGTACCCAGTAGTCATCTACATCTACTACCAGCTTCATTCCCTTTGCCTGGTATTCCTTCAGAGTCTGTATAGGGGTACCTATGAGCTTATTATATATCAGGATATCACAGTTTATCTGCCATTCATCCTGACCTATCCATAGTATCTCTATGGTATTCTTGCTACTCCACTCTGTATCCTTCTGTAGTCCTATTGCCGGGAGTATGACTCTATAGTAGTCGCAGCCTGCTTTATCCCGTACTACACATTGTATCTTTGCCATTAGTGGTTACTGTTTAGTATTTTCTGTTTATTCTTCTTTACATACTCTATCAGAGTTACTGCCTCTGACTTTAGATACGGTATATCATAGTATACTATATCCTTTACTATTGGTTCTCCATTACTATCCAGTTTATGGATCGGATAGCCCCAGCGATTGGTACCTTCTTCTTCGAACAGGATATGGTGTATACCCAGTCTTCTTACTTTCAGTTGCGGGTTATGCCTCTGTATGATATATGCATATAGAGACAGCTGTAGTGCATAGTGGCTGTATTCACACTCCTCCATATGGTTCATAGGGGCTAGCATCTTGGCTGTCTTCTTTTCCCAGTTCATATACCCTTGCTTCCTTATCTCCTTATTACTTTTCCAGTCATCTATATCCAGGTACTCCCCATCTACTGTTACCAGGTCACTCTGACCACATATACCAGCAGATTGTAGATACACCATATGTTCAGGATAGATACCTGTAGTCAGTTTCTGGTCCCTTGCTATCTTAGTAGTACCATCCATCAACGGCATCACTACTCCTTCCTTACCTATATACTCCTGCTCCCTCTTATTATGATACCAGTGTCCCAGATCCCTACTACGCTGATTCTCCTCATCCCATGCATAGATGATATGGTTAGGCTCCATATCATACCACTTGCTCTTCTTGTTCTTACTGGCCTTTATAGCAGATTCCTCTTTATCGAATGGAGGACATACTGCACCTATTACTTTTGTTACTGATACCCAGTCTATTTCTGGTTGGCCTTCCTGTGACTGGTACTTATGGTTTTTTTCCTGGAACGTGATCATCCTTTATTGTTTAGTTCATTCCATAGGTTATATTCCTCTACAGAGATTATCTGCCATGATACTAGTTGCCATTTTCTATCATCATTAGCCAGTCTTATAGTATTGAATGGATGTTGTGGAGTTACTTCTTCCCAGTATCTATCTTCTACTTTACTGTAGGACAACATCCACCAGTATCTCTTTGGTTCCATAGTATCGAACATATTCTTATATACTGGCCCCATATTAGGGTTGAGATATTCTGATATTTCTGGTTCCATATTATGGATTATTAGTTTCTGCTTGATTATCTTTTGGTTTGAACTGCTGCTGATATGCTTCTTCTCTTATCTTATTATCCTGCTCCTCAGTGATAATAGCCTCCCATAGTGGAGTCAGGTCTTTTTGTTTTAGAGAGCAGTCACATGAGAAGCAGTGTACCTTATAGTCTATTGTACATCCACATGCAGTACATCCTGGTTTACCCTTCATCACCAGACTCTGGTGGGTTCCTGTAGCATCATAGTATCCACACTTATCCTGCTTACATATCTCCAGTCTCCTCTGGGCCTCCTGTTCCTGTTCCTCTGTACAGGATATCCATGTATGATATAGACCATCAGCTATCTGACCTCTATTTTCCCATACCTTCTGTATCTTCTCTTTTAGTGTCATAGTATTATTGTTTCTTTCTGAACCTGTTTACCTGTTTACTACTATCCTTGGACCTCTGCTTTGTCTCTTTATATACCTTCTTTTCTTCCTGTTTCTCCTTCCTATACCTATACTCCTCATGCCACATGTCCATTAGCTTTGTATACTTCCTATACTCATCATGCTTCTTTGGATCATACTGCTTGCCTTCTCCATAGGTTGTTGAGAGCTCTTCTGCTTTCTCTGATAACCTGCTGAACCTTGTTTGCAGATAGCCGAGTTCATGTACTTTTACTCTTATATGCTTTAGTTCTACCAGAGCCTCTTTTATCTCTTTCCAGTATTCATCTACCATGATCCTAAGATGCTCTTCTGGTATACCTTCCTGTTCAGCTACTATACTTATATAGTCTCTTGCTTTCTTTGGTATCATTCTCTACACAGACATTTTATATCCAGCAATATAGTACCTCTATTCTGTACCTTCATTGTAGGACTCAGTGATATCTCCTTTCTATATGTCCCTTCCTTTATTAGTATATTCTCTCCTATTAGTTCCCATATCACGTTCCTTGCAGACTGAGGACTGGTGAATATACCCCTCTCAGCTAGTATATTAGTGAGAGGGGTGAGTAACATCTTATTATTGATACCTATTAGTGTCAGACATTCTAACCTGGCATCTGATATACGTATACCAGATAGATGGCAATGCACCAGTATCTGGAACCGGATGATACCTTCCAGATCCATTCTTTCTGCCCTTTCCCACTTATTGACTACTATCTCTGCCATTGTACTTGGTCTACTATCCTTTTACTTCTGCTTCTGCAGTTTTCATCTCTTCCTGTGCCTTTGCTGCCTCCTGCACACTATCCCTATAGTTAGCCATGAACCCAAGGGCTTCCATTTCACGGATCTTCATCTCCAGACCCTGCAGCCCTTTTACCACTACAGACTCCTGACCATCAGCACCTGTTATAGTAATAGGTTGCTTACCTGTTAATATACCACACTCATTGATCCTTACCATCAGCTCATTCTTCAATGGGCATTCAGGCAGACTACCAATATTACGAATACCCATCATCACCTCTACAGTAACCTGCCTCATCTGTAGCTCCATAGACTCTACAGTCAACCTGTTATACTCATTGAACAACCTCATCTCCGGCAGCTTCTCCTCTATCATAGCCCTCTGCTCTTCCAGAGACTGTGGTATCTGATTACCATTGAGATCTACATTATCCAGTGGCGGTACAGAACCTGCACCCTGTTCATACTTTTCTTCTATACTCTGTGATCCTAGTGTTACTTCCATTTTATTGTCTGTTTATTTAGTTTATTATTCTATAGATGTACTTGTTCTACCTGTATAACCTTGTATATGTTATTTACTGTAAAGGTATACTATGGATTCCATATATCCAATAGGTACAATAAAAAAGAGGATATCTTTTTTGACATCCCCTTTCTATGTGGTTCCTTTTCTTTTCTAGCATCCTTTCTTACCTTTCATTCCACCCTTCTTGTATGTAGGGGGAGTAGCAGGTGGCGGAGTCTTCTTGTTTTTCACAGGAGTCACTGGAGTCTTTGGAGGAGCTGGTTTGATGTTCTTTACTGCTGCCATGATTGTTTGTTTTTATTGTTAACAATATTCGAATGTACAACTTTTTATTTATTTGGTATTATCCTTCCTATTTACTATGCTGTATATATTGGAGACTGTGTTAGTACTTCTTGCGCATTCTCAGCTACTACTGCAGCTGGATCCAGGTCAGCCAGTATGTTATACTCACAGAACAACAGCAATTCCTGATTACCTTCCCTTAGTCCACCTTCACTACCATGCCTGTAGAAGAACACCACTGATCCAGGTACTATATTCTTATCCTGTACCTCACTACCTACAGTCAGTACTATACCCCTATTGATCATAGTCTTCTTTATATTATCTACCTGACTATCACCCAGATGGATACTACCTATCTTAGCCTCTTCTATTGCTATAGGTTTTATTAGCAGCCTATTACCCCTTGGTCTAAATGTCTTTACACTGATCTCTGGTAGCATCTCTACAGAGAGTTGGAATGGTTGTTGTTCTTTTGCCATACTATATCTTTTAGATGTTAATGTTCTAGATGACAAAGATAATACACTATTCTGACATATACAACATGTGTATATTATTTCTTGTTCCCTATAATAGAGAAGTGCCCCTAGAAAGAGGCACCCTTATGGAAACGAAGCAAACGTAGAGAAAGGAATATAGAATATGAAGAGAAGAGAGAATACTATCATCTACCATAGAACATCTGCCATAGAACATCTACTATTAGATCATCTACCATTAGATCATCTACCCTATATACGAAGGTATGGTTATTATACTATAGTAACAATATAATCCTGTACATTATATTGTTTTATTGTTGTACCTTTATACTATGATACCACTAATATTCATACTCCTCATAACTACTCTATATATTATATCCAGGCTATTAGATCCACAACCCAGTAGGGAAGAGATCAATAGAGGATTACAACTAATGAAGAAGTCAGTAGACGACTCTGTTGCATTCCATAATAAAGTGTTAGATGCCGCTACTGCAGCCACTAGAAAGGAACTATATAACAAAGAGCTGGATCAGTACCTGAGAGAATACACTATACAGCAAGAGCTATGTGATACACCTACCATATCAGAAGAACGTAGTACCTTAGAAGATATGAGGTACAAGAACATATCAAAAGCAAAGAACCCACTACTATGGTGGGAATGTAACCATAAGAACCTACCCTCTCCCAGTGCTGCAGAGTATCTGATCATAGATGAACTAAAGAAGTACTCTATCAAATGGTATAGAGAAGTAGAGTTCGCAGGCCTGCAGGTTAATGAGTATAGTCATCCCAGATTCGACCTATGGATTCCTAGTAAGCTATTAATAATAGAATATGACGGAGCTCAATGGCATTCTACAAATGAACAAAAAGCAATGGATAAATTAAAAACAAAATTCTGTAAAGATAATGGTGTAGATATAAAAAGACTCAATAAAAAACATTATTACCACATGGAGGCTACAATAAAAGAACTGATGAAAGAGTATGATGTAAAACTAAAAAAATAAAAGCCAGCATAAGAATATGCCAGCCCCATTGTAATCACACAACTGAAAACGCCCTTTATATTGTTCTGTATAGTACTACTCTAATAACCACTGCTTCATTTTCTGAGTGGCCAACTTACAATCAATCTCATCAGAGAAGAAAAATGGTATTACCTTCCCATTAGATATATACACTACCATCTTCCATACAGTATCCTCATGGTGATAGCTACTAGCTACTCCATCTATACACCTCTTCAAAAACATCACCTCATCATCCTGCTCAATCCCCTTATCCCATATACCAAGATCCTGGTCAATCTCATCACAAACCATACTCAACCTAAACTCCAACCTATCTTCATACAAAGTAATGTCAGATATCCTAGGATCAGTAACCTTCTGGTCCTTAACAGAAGGTAAGTCAAACTGCAATACTATCGGCTCCATACTATAAAGATACTACACCATATCCACATATACAACCACTATAAAAAGAAAACCTCTGATATAGGAATACCAGAGGTGGTTGTAAATGGAAGAAAAGTAAATACTATGCCCCTTCAGTAGGTGCTGCTGGAACAGCAGCATTCAATGCAGCAACAGCAGTCTGTAACGAAGTAAGCACTTCATTCTGTTCAGCAGCACTCATACCAGAACCCTGTACATAAGCAGAGATATTCTGTGTAGCGGCATCAATAGAAGCAATAGCAGTTTGAAATTCAGCAAGCGTAGCCATAATAGCAGATTGGTTATTTAAAAGTGAACGATAACAACATAAGATATTCCAGATACCAATAGCCAATAGTACAACTATAACACTAAAAAGAAATACTATAATACCTGGTCCCATAGGTCAAAGATAGTATACACTATTCATATATACAAACCAAAATAAAAAACCCATAGTAGAAACTACAGAGGTTCATATCATGAAAACAATTAACTCCATAAAGATACAACATTCTCTAATATAATCTACCTATACAAAAATTTTTCCCAAAATTTTTCCAGGTAACAGTATCTAATATTTTTTATTTTCTATACTCGTGTTTGATAGGGCCTACCTACGACTTTTCATTTGATTCTACTCAAGAGGGGGCTCCCCCCATGTATTTCTAAACATTTTTAAACAATTAAAAGCTATTTTATGGCAACGAAAAACAATTTAACAGACGCTCAGTTAAAAGACAACCGTGATGCAATACACGCCTATATTGCACAAGCTACTGCTCTGAACGGTAGAGGTAGTGTTATCCTGCTTCCTGAATTCGAGGAAGATGCTAATGGTAAATGGGCACCAGTACAGGGTAAAGGTACACGTCCTACTGCTACTGGCGGCTCATTCTTACGCTTTGGTAAGATGACTATCAACCCAGCTACTGGTAAGATACAGTATCTGTATACTAACCATTTCGGGGACAGCGAAGAAGACCTGCTAAATATGATGCTGTTCATAGCACCTACTGCTACTGTAGGCTCTGCTATTCGTGGTATCAGGCTGGTTATCCATGAGCAAACTACTGCATTCAGCCGTAAAGACCCTAGCAGGGATATAAAATGGGCTGATAAGAAAGCTGGTATCCAATGCCTGAAGCTAGATGAAGCATCTGGTGAAATGCAGACCATCTACCGTAGAACCAAAGTGTTCTTTGCTGATGATGAGGGTAACTATCCAGATAATGCACGTAATATATTATTACAGCATGATAATGGTGCAGAGATATCTGAGAACGGATTCCAGAAATGGAATGCAGCTAATACACCAGCTATAAAGAATGCATCACCTGTTGCTGCACCAGTAGACAGGTTAGCTGAACTACAGGCCATTCCTAAA